GGAGAACAAAGAAATGATTAACGTAACAATTCCAGCTAATCACCTGTTGGCTTTACAACACTTAGCACCGAAGAAAGAAGTACGTTATTACCTTAATGGTGTAGCTATTATCGCTAAGGCAGGTAAGATTAGTTTAGTAGCAACAGATGGCAAATTAATGGGCTGCCTTAGTAAAACAGACTGGGATGGTAAAGACTTCTCTTGTATTCTCGGTAATGAAACATTGAAGGTTTTATCAGTTTTCAAAGGTAAGGATATTGAGTTTGTTTTGCAAGAGGATAAAGACGGTTTCGTAATTAAAGGGACAGCTAACAACCTAACCTTTGATGCTGTTGATGGTAAATTTCCTGACTTTGAACGTGTGTTACATGGCTACATCCACGCTTATAATGGACAAGCTGCACAGTTAGATATTGAATTGTTGTCTAAGTTTACAAACGTCGCTAAGACACTAGGGAATGCAAAGTTTGCAGGGAATTGGAGACTGCTACATAACGGAGCTTCTAATTCTGTAGGTGTTTATAAGCACGATGCTACAGAGACAGGTGAGTGGAGCTGGTCTGGTGTTATTATGCCATTGCGTGTTTGAAGGAGAGTATAAAATGTCACAACACGCTTTAGATTATATCAAAAGACAAATAACAGAATACTTACGTCAAAACCCACAAGATGCTAACGAGCTTCTATCTTCTGTAGCTTTAGGTATGACACAATACAAACAGAATGTGCAAGAGGAACGCAAAGGACAAATGCAAAACTGTGTTGGTATGTTGTATTCATTAATTAAGAAGAAATCATTCAGCAAAATGGAATTAGCTTGTGTTTTACCATCCTTGTTTATTAACTTCCCAAAGGCTAAAATCACAGGGCATAGTGGAACAGATGTCGAGATACTACAAAAGTATTTAGATGGTGTTAAAAGCTATTATGGTGCGTCTAGCGATGACTTCTACAAGTATAAAGATTGGGTAGAAAGTTGTCACGGCGTTGAGATGACTGAGTGGTTTGATGAGCTAATTGATAATGCTGAAAGCAATGGTATGATTAAATTTGATTGGTGAGGTGTAAATTGTATATTGTTGAATGTGGGGACTGTGTTACATTCAGGTCAAACCAGTCTAAAGATATAACGAGACATTCGCCTGTAAGATACAACATACCGCTATGTCTCTATGGACTTCATGTTAATGAGAAAGAGGTGGACAGACATACAGAATTTATGGTACAATATCTGACAGACACAGGATTTGTTATAGCCATAGATGAGTTTCCTAGTGGCCTTTTCTTTATGAAAAACAGGCTACAATGGAGTAGTAGTCCGATAGTGAGTGAGAGTGTTGTTAACAAACTAAGTAATTTAGTTTAATTTTTAATTAAAGGTGTAACATGAAAAAGATTGAGATTGGCGATGTACTACGCTGCATAACAGACGAAGAACCACCATTCAATAACTTTAAAGTTGGTGATGAGGCGGAAGTAATAACTATCAATTCTTACAATGATGTGCTTATTGAATTTGATGGTCGCAGAGATTGGTGTCGTATTGGGGATTTATACCTTAATTTTGTGCATACAAAGAAAGCTAAGAGTGAATGGAAGCCCATTAAACCATTCAATTTAAAGAAGCTTGAGAAACGTATTAGTAGATGGAATGAGCGTTGTGGCAACCACTCTTGTACAACATTTGATAGCTTAGATAATGTGGTTGCTAAAACCACCCCACAAGCTAAAGTGATATTGGAGGAAGCTAAAGAGTTGGTAGCAGCATTAGAATCTAAAGATGAAACAGAGATTAAGGATGGTGTTGTTGATGTGTTATTTACAACATTACGCCTGATTAGTTTGTTGAAAGAGAAATATGACATCTTTGGTATGGCTGAGAAAGTGTGTGACAATAATGATTTGAAATGGACAACAGACCAGTACGAGGCTGACCTATGGGAAGTTGATGATGGGGTGTACACTCATACAACAATTGTTGATGGGGAAGCTTATTACTGCCTGAAAGACAACAATGGCAAGGTGCGTAAGTGGAAAGGATTTCCTAAAGTTGATTTAGTGTAATGAAATGTGAGTACATAATTATGACAACATATTTTGTTGTAGAGATTAGTGGTAAAGTTATTTATGGTGCGCCATCTTGGGATGATAATGGTAGGCACGTTCAAGAGAGAGTTACAATGAAAACTGGTACAACATATCATAGTCCAAGCTATGTAAGTCAAACGCCACAAATGTACCGTACTAAAGGACTAGCTGAGGCAGTTATCAAGAAGAACAGAGAGTATAAGTTTCTTGCTGAACACGGATTGTGTAAGGTTGTTGAGGTAGAATTGAAAGCCGTAGGTGCGGTATGAGAAAACAAAGACCTATAGATTGGGACTTACCTCCGCTTGGTGTGTATGAAGGGTTTTACAAGTCTCTGTTAAACAGGGGACACATTAAACGTAAGGGGTTAAAAAACACAATACACTTGCAATGCACTCACTGTAATGTTATCATTCATTCAAGTTATAGTGGAGAGTATGTTTCATGCAAATGCGGAGTTATAGGGGTAGACCAGACAGAATTTTATACTAGAATTATTGGGAACGAAGGGGATTATTTGGTGGTTAAACAAGAGGACAACGATAATGCTAAAACATTATAAAAGTACACCTAACTATTGGCAGCACATTACACAGCCACTAGAGCAAAAGCTGCTAGATATGGGCTGTAAGATTCAACAGATGAAAGAGAAGTTTGGTGAGCTTCGTGTATATTGGAGTGTTGATTATTGGGATGTAAGAGAGGAAGCTGATAAATTGGTTGAACAAGCAAAAGAAGCTTGCTCTAAGTGTTGTGTTGATTGCGGTGAAGAAGGAAGGTTTATGGTTGACGAGTTTGGCTATTATGGAGTATTATGTGAAAAGCATGGAAAGGAAGAAGATAAATAATGTCTAAGAGTTATAGAAGAGACAAGAACAACACAGACGTTGAAGAACGCAAGAAGAAGCAGCAACAACGCGATAATGAGCGTAAGAAAAAACAATCAGATAGACAACCAAGCAGAGAGGAATAGAGATGAATAACAGTAATAGTGTTGTAAAACCTAAGTATAAAGCAGGCGATGTTGTAATAGCCTTAGAGAGCCTTCCGAACCTGCTAACGCAAGGAAAAGAGTATATTGTTGGTAACGTAGCGTATAATTGGCAACTGCTTCTTGTAGAAACAGATGATGGCAACACAAATGAACTATATGCTTGGCGGTTTAAACTTAAAGAGGAAGATATTGTGAACGAAGTAGAAACAAAACAATACCTAGAACTTTCAACTGGTTTAGTCTACGATTTAGTGTTTGAGGGGGATAGACTCACTATTCTTAAAGCTGTGTTAAGTGGTAGCGAGGTAGTTGTACACATTGATGACTTGAAAGCTCCGCATCTGTTTGTTTCATACACTAAACAAATGCAAAAACAACAAAAGAAGAAAGAAGATTTAGGTGTGCTTGCTAATGTTACAGATGAGATTCGTAAGTTGTTAGATGATAATTATGTTATCTGTCATGCTAACGTGAATCGTGATACTAAAGGGTTGGTTGAGTACAATATTATGATGGGAGAGGTTGTATGATTAATGTTAAGATGGTGTGGTCAACACCTGATATTGATAACACTCTAGCCAAAATCGCTAGGGTCAGTAACCCTGACAATCAAGACAACCCTAATATTAAGGGGTTGCTTACATATATGATGACTCACGGCCATGTATCTCCATTTGAAATGGCTAATGTGTGTTTAGAGTTGAATACTACGCGAGATATTGGTCGTCAGGTATTGCGGCATAAGAGTTTAAATTTCCAAGAGTTTAGTGGTCGCTACCAAGATATGACGAAGCTTGATGATGCACCGTTACGGGAATGCCGACTACAAGACACAAAGAATCGTCAGAATAGCGTAGTTACAGAAGATGTTAATTGCACATTTTGGTGGGAAGAAGCGCAGCGTGTTGTACGTTACCATGCTCTAGAGCTATACGATGAAGCACTTTCTCGCGGAATCGCTAAAGAACAAGCTAGAGCATTGTTACCAGAGGGATTAACAATGAGCCGTATGTACGCTAATGGTAACTTACGTTCTTGGATATTCTACTTAAAGCAACGACTTGACCCCACAACACAGAAAGAGCATCGTGAGTTGGCTCAACAAGTGTTAGCAGAACTGCGTTTAGTAGCTCCTGTAACAATGGAAGCTTTCTTTCCTTTAGTGATTACTGATAATAAGGGAACATAATGAAATACAAAAAACAAAATCGCAACAGTATTAGTCGTAACATTAGTGAATCAGATTTAGAGTTATTCAAAGAGTATGATGGTAGTGTTGCTGTACGAAATCAACTACTTTATAAGCTAGGTGTTGATACTTTGATGAATATAGAAGTGATTGAATGTCAGCATCGTAATTTACAAGGTAAGGTGACAGAGGGGAAGTTGTTTATGGCATTTGAGAGGCTTGATCGTGAGTGGGTAAAATCGGGTCATGCCAGCATTGAAGCCTTTATAGCGGCAGGCAATGACCCTACGATTGCTAAAGAGATTGCAACGATGAACGGAGAGTGGGTGTGAATAAGTTAGTACATGGTATTGGGGTTAATGATAGAAAATACCCAACAGAGGTTGGTGGTAAGGTGTCGAAGGAATATTGCCTATGGCATCATATGCTCCTTCGTTGTACACAAAAATATTGGGATAAACACCCGACTTATACTAATACAACCTGTTCTGAAAACTTCAAATCTTACAGTTATTTTTATGAGTGGTGTAACAGACAAGTAGGTTTTAACAATACTGATGATACAGGCAGGATTTGGTGTTTAGACAAAGATATTCTTGTAAAAGGAAACAAGTTTTACTCTGAAAATGTTTGTGCCTTTGTTCCAGCCAGTATAAACTTGTTACTAACTAAGCGTGACACCTCTCGGGGAGAATACCCTGTAGGTGTTCGTTGGCACAAAAAAGACAAGAAATTCCACTCTAGGTGTAGTGATGGATTTGGCAAGACAAAGCACTTAGGTTGTTTCAGTACAGCCAAAGAAGCCTTCTTAGCTTACAAAACTTATAAAGAAGCCACTATTAAACAAGTAGTAAACGAATATAAACACCAATTAGATGTCCGTGCATACAACGCTTTACTGAACTACGAAGTGGACATTAATGATTAAGGAACAAAGATGATAGATACAAACAGTGACGACACACACATCAATTTACCGCGAATTTGCACACCAACAGAAAGCTACGAGGAGTTTTACCCAAAGTTAATTGAGTTCGCAGACAAACAGCTTGAGGATCAACTTTGGTTTCATTCCGAAATGGAGGTAGAACTAGATAGAATGCAATTACTGTATGAACTGACACCAAGTCAACAACACGCAGTTAAATATATTCTTGGTTTGTTCTTACGCTACGAGTTGATTGTTGGTTGTGACTTTTGGCGTGAGGTTGTACCCAAAGTGTTTCCTCGCCCCGAAGTAGAACGAATGGCAAGTGTATTCTCTATGGTAGAGTTGGCTGTACACGCTCCGTTTTACAACAAGATTAATAAGGTGTTGGGCTTAGACAAAGAGAAGGATTATTTAGCTTACAAAGATGATAAAGAGTTAAAGCATCGTGTAGATTGGTTGCATAAGATTTTGAAAGGGAAGGATAAGATTTTGGCTTGTGCCATCTTCTCGATGACAGAGACAGCTTTGTTGTTTAGTATGTTTGCTTTGTTAAAATCTTTTCAATCTAATGGTTTGAATAAAGCGCCAGTAGTTGTGCGCGGCACTAATCAATCAGCATTAGATGAAGATTTACACGGACAAGGTGCTGCTGAGTTAGTGAACATATACTACTCAGAAATCGGTGAAAAGTTGATTGACGACATTTCACGATATGAGAAAATCAAGGAAGCTGTATTACACGCTGAGGCGCACGAGTGTCGGGTAGTTGATAATGCAATTCCAGAAGGGCATTTGAATGGTCACTCTGCTGAGGAGTACAAGAACTTTGTTCGTTTGCGTTTGAACATTTTCTTGGAACGGTTACAACTACCACCTATGTTTGTTATTGAGGAGTGTAGCGTGGCAGATTGGTTTGAGAAGAACACATACTCATATAAAAGTATCGACTTCTTTACTACTGGTGTTGGCAATGAGTATGAGATGGGGTGGGACGAAACTCGGTTTGGCAAATGTTGGGGAAATAAATGATTAATAACTACTCTAAGTTACGAAAGGAATTACAGCGTTGTGGTGAAGCTCCAAATTGGTACACTACAGGAGGCTTACAGTTATTCTACGAGAAATATTCTTGGAATAATGAGACACCTAAAAGTCGGTGGCAAACTATTGCTAAAGCAATGGCGCAACACGCCCCAAACGTATATCCTGACTATTGGGAAGATGATGAATACACTAAAGGTAAAACTTGGGAAGAAGTGTTTTTTAATAGTATGTGGGACGGTTTTATCAGTCCCTCTACACCACTATTAGCTAATGGTGGTTTGCGTAAGCGTGGCACTACTGTTAGCTGTGCAGGTGGGAACGTAGGTGATAATCTGTATGACCGTTACAACGCGATTACAGAAGCGGCTATCCTAACTAAACACAGTCATGGTACAAGTTACAATATCTCTGATTGGCCTTGTGAGGGTTATCCGTTAAAACGTGGTGGCTACTCTTTAGGTGTTATGCCCCTGATCCGTGATATGATTGCTTGTATGAATGAAGTGACACAAGCGTCAAGACGTGGTAGTTTGGCCTACAGCTTAGATATTGAACACGGGGATTTTGACAAAGTATTGGAACATTTGTTTAAGCATCCCGAATCTAATAATGTGGGTTGGTTAATTAAGGACAGCTTTGTTAAAGACTTGCAAGCCAACAAACGTGAAGCTGTTACTAAGTTTGATAAGACATTAGGTGTTAAAATGCCTAAAGGGAAGGGATATTACACTTTCATCGACAAAATGAACCGTAACAGAGCAGAAGCTTTTAAACGCGCAGGGTTGTTCACTAAGGCATCTAATCTTTGCCAAGAGACCAATCTGCCGTCTAGTGAGGAGTACACGTTTAGTTGTGTTATTTTGTGCTACAACCTAGAGCTTTACCGTTCTTGGCCTAAGCATTTAGTGCAGATTGGACAAGTGATGTCTGATTGTAATATATCTGAATACTTAGAGACTATGGATGAAATGACTTGGTTAGACCGACAAGCTATGTCTAAGATTTATAAGTTCACTAAGGATTTTAGAGCATTAGGCAGTGGCGTATTAGCTTGGCACACACTGTTACAGCAAGAAAGTATTGTTGTTGGCAGTATGGAAAGTATGTACCTTAACAATGAGGTATTTAAACACTTAGACGAAGAAAGTCTAAAAGCAACCCAATGGTTAGCTAAGGTAAAAGGAGAGCCTGACGGATGTAAAGGTTTGGGTATCGCTAATGCTACACGCCTAATGATGCCACCTACCAAATCTACTGCCGATATTATGGGAGGAGGTAGCGAAGGAATCGGTTATGAAGTAGCTATGGCCTACACTAAGCAATCAGCAGGTGGCGAGTTCTTCCGTATCAACAAAGTGTTGTTGAAGATTATGAAAGAGCGTGGTGTGTACAATGATGAGGAAGTGTTAAAGATTGCTAAGGCAAAGTCTGTACAAAAGGTTGATTGGCTGAACGAACACGAAAAGAAAGTGTTTAGAACAGCCTTTGAGATACCTGTTGAATGGATTATTCGTTTAGCTTCTCAACGTCAGAAATACATTGACCAAGCGCAATCTATCAACTTATACTTTACGTCTAACGATAGTGAAGAGTATATTGGTGAGATGCACAAAATGGCCTTTGAGGACGAAGGTATTTTGAGTTTGTATTACATCTACAGTATGCGTGGTGCAGATGGTGTTGTTCGTGACTTAGAAGATTGTCCAAGTTGTAGTGGTTAAACCCTAGACAACAAAAAGCCAAGCTATCAATTAAGACGGCTTGGCTTCTTTCACAACATTATTTTGCTGTAACACAGTGATAGCAGCTTCATGCCTGTCTAACATCTTCATCTTATCTGCATAAATGTATGTTCCCATACTAACTAACATCCCTACAAACACTGCCCCTGCCAATACAATACCCCTCATTGTACCAACCAATGAAAGAATATCCTCTTTGTGTACAACATAATCCTCTTTTAAGCTTTTAAACTCTTTTTCAAAGTTGTCGTGCCTATCTGTTAATGTTAGGAGCTTATTGAGAATATTAGTTTGTAAGTGCATATCCCCTTTAATCTCTTGAAGATGTTTATCTTGTTCATCTATTTTAGTCTTGACAATAGCGATTTCAGTGTTAACCTCGCCCACTACAACTTGAACTTTACTTACATCCCCTTCAATTTTATTAACACGTCTAGGAATATCATCACTCAATTTAACGCTCCTTGTTGTTTTCGTTATTCCCTTCACTATTCCGTGTAGCTACATAACCAATCGTACCACCACTAATCATAAGCCCAATAAGGATGTTAAGAGCGTCAAGCAAATAACTATAAATAGATAGATAATGAACTGAGGGGACATTTAAACTAATCCCCACTAAGATTGAAAGCACAACAATCACACTGATAAATGCTGCACTCAATCCCAAGAACACCCCTAATCGTTTAGTAGAGGGGGTGCCGTTAGAGGACAAAGCTTTGTTAAGCCAACTTGAAAGTTTATTCATACCCCTATCACCTTCTTACAAATAGTTAAGTAAGCTTTCCTGTCTGCATATCCATTTGCATCGCCCACTTTATCAGTCCTACTACCAATGTTGATATTATCGCTGATAGCGTCCAAGTTGTCTTTGTCAGCATAATCGTTGAGCTTGTGTTTATTCCAATACCAACACCCTGCCATTACAGCATAATGTAATTCCTCTAGTAATTCAGGATGACGTAAACAATCAACATTCGTTTCTAATGAGAATTGATAATAATTGGATTTGAATGTTAAATGACACAACCCTCTTCCTCTGTATCTAAAACCATCCCCTGATTGTTCATCACCATTACCATAGCGGTTAGCATAAACACGATTAGCAATCTCTTGTGGCTTACCAACATAAGCAATGGCTACAAGCTTAGACTTAAAGTATTTAGGAAACACTGTTAGCAATCTTTCAGGTGATGTATAGTTAGTGTTCTCAATAAATTTGGTAAACCCTTGTGTCTCACAAGCATACTGGGCTAGAAAGTGGCATATTCTTAGAGGTGTTGTAATGTTATACTTAGGTAGCAATGTATTCAAAGCTACAACCAACTCTTTAGTGTCTTTGCATTTTGGTGCAATCTGTTTTAATTGTAGCTCTGTAATCATATACTTCCCTTAGTATCCAACTGCAATCCAAAAAACATCGTAAGCCCCTGCTGACCCGCCTGCAACTCTGTTTAAAACAACAGATGACGCTGAAACAGATTGAATGGTCGTTGAGTCATAGTTTAAGGGCGTACCTACTTTTGGAATAGCCACTAATCCGAAACACTCGTTTGGGAAGGCTGGCGTAAAAGTAATGGTAATATCGCCTGCTGTTGCGTTTGATGAATTACCCCACTTTAAAATCAAACCCCCAATAAATGCTTGCTGCCCTTGTGTGCCGTTTAAGGTTTGTCTGCCTACTGCTGTAAACGCTCTAACTAGACTTAGTGGGTTAACACCAACAGTATTAAGCGCACCTGCCAAAACCTCTGCATCTGTCCCAAAACGAGAGATACCTGATATTGCATCTGTGGCCGCACCTGTCTTAGCGTCTAACTGTGTTTTGTTAACAGCACTGTTACCTGTCGTAGCTGTAGCAACAGCAAACTCTTGTCCGCTATTACCAGCTACGGCAGCTTTAGTAGCGAGCTGCTGAAAATTGACTACCTCGTACCCTGTAGTACCATTAGCGGCACTAAACAACTGAGAACTAGACCCAGCCAACAAAGCTTTTAGAGCTAATGCACTGTCTACTTGTGTCGTAGAATATACACCAAGATTAGAACGAGCAGTGGCAGCATTAGACAACGAAGCTAATGTCCCATAGTTTGTAATATGAGTATTTAGATTAGTTTGTACTGTAGCAGCACTACCATAATTATCAAACGCTAAAGCCCAATACGCAGCCTCAGTCGCAGGGTCTTTGTTTGTCCCCACTTGCAAAGCCTTATAAACTAAACCATTACGTTGTACATACGACTTGTAGTTTGCATGGTATTGATATTCAACTAAGGAGTCCCATTCAGGAACACCCATTTGAAATATATATGCAATACTCGTATCTTGCCTGTTTTGAAGCCAATTCATATATTCATAATTAGGCTTCTCAACGATATGACCTGTTTGAATCTTCCCACTACTAGGGGCAACACTACCACCGCCAGCAGCACTAGCCCACCGATAGGTTAGGTCTGGTTTGTTTATTTTACTCATTTACCCTCCTTTTGGTATTTTTAAATCAACCCACAGATAAAACATTAATTTCAGCAATACCAGACAAATTATAGCCAACAAAAAATTCTACTTCGTATTTGACATACGCAGTAGCACTCGGCATCAACCCAAATAAAACATCCCCATCAACTTTGTTCGCTCCGTTTGTCACTTCCCATTCTTTTGTTGCTGTATTTGTAAATAACTCAAACACATCTGACGTGCTAAATGCTGGGACGTTTAGTGTTGTACTTTGCTCACTAAACGAGTACCCACCAACATCTCTACTGACATACACTCCGAACTTGGTTGCACCTATCTCATTCAAAGTGTACCCAAAACCAACATAACCTAAGTAATTATTGGATGAGTCGTAACACCTTGCTCTCAAAGCGTGGGATATCCCGTTATTAGAGGGGTTTGAGAAAATATTGTTGTTAGAAGTCAAATTAAATCTGATACTACTAGAGCCTATGTAGCTGTGCTGTTCAACAGATAATAACCACGTTTCGTTAATTTCTGCTGTTGCTACTGCCGAATTTAGTAACATTGCTCGTCCTACACTTTCTGTTTTTGTATAAGAGTGTGCAGACGTAATAGACCAGTTAATTTCTGCGGCATTAAGATACGGATTAATTAGCATCATGCCCGTGTACCAATCAATGTAATTTTCAAACCTTTAGCTGTGCCATCACCAATTTGGTCAATATCGATGGTAATCTCAGCATCATCTGCTAAAGATGTGTCGCTAATAACTGGTGCTGTAGCTGCGATAGTAGATGTTTTCTCTGTGTTATCAATAGTAAGTTTAGTGCTAAGGATTGTTGTCCCGCTATCATTGATGTCTACTGTTAGGATACTGCCACTTGTTTGTGCAGTTGTTAATGAAGCTCTGACAGCACTTAAAGTGAATGCGTAAGGCATACGGAAAGTTATCTTGCTTGTCCCTGTTGTTAAAGCTGTTGTTTCATCACTAGCTGCTAAAACTAAATACTCTGCCTTAGCTTGAGCGATTGTGCCGTAAGTAGAAGCTGCCGTAGCAGAGGGTAAATAAGCTGATAAATCAACCAACAAAACATACGCACCCCCCTCAAACTTATAATGTTTATTAGTATCCTCATCATAAACAATACAACCTTCGGGTAAGGTATAAAACACCCACGCACCTGCTACCCTTGCAGCAAGCTTGTTATTTTGCCCAACGAAAGCCCCACTACCTGTTGTTACAATGTAACGTGTGCCGTTGGTCGTATTTACAGGTGTAGCTACAAAATCTAAAACATTGATGTGTAACATTGCCCCTATTTTAACAAGGTTGGCATCCATCCCTGTATTCCAGTTATCTTCCCCTAATGCCCAACCGTAGCTTAAACCACTAATAGGGTCTGTTAATGCTGTCATACTTCTCTCCTTATTTATGCTTTTCCGTAGGAGTAGCCGTAGCTATGTCCATACCCTGATATAATGTTATCTATCTCATACGATACGCAAATTGGTAAAGGTATGATGCTACCGATGCTACTCAAGCCTCTCAAGAAATACTCTTGCAAAGCTGTTAGTGTAGCGTGGTGTGTAATCTTTAAATGAGCGTTTCCCATCTCTACGATATTGCTGTCCTCTCTGCCGACAATATAGTTAACAGAGTCTATAACACCTTGAGGGGTGGTATTTGAAATGTTAGCAACAATCCTAGCCTTAATGATAAAGCGGTATGTATCATCATCTACTTCAAATGAAGCTCCTTCTGCGTCAGAGATTGATTTCCATGTTCCGCCTAATGCTGCATCATATAAACTACCAAATGTTTGTGCTTGGTCTGCACCATCAAAACCAAAGAAAGGGAATAAAGAGAAGTCAACTAACACTCTTGGCTGACCTACAATAGCCCCAATCATATCAAGCTGACTTCCTACAGCAGTCTCTAAGCTTCTAAGCCCTATTAAGTCTTGAAGCATATCTTGTATTTCAGTAATCTCTGTAATAAAGATTTTGATATGAGCATCGAAGATAGGCTTGTTTTTAAATTGTTGTGTGTATCTACTTCTTGCTTGCGTAAGGTAATCTACTTCTGTTATGCTGCCCATGAAGCCCCCTTAAACAAACGATACTAGGATATTAGAAGCTGATATGTTGACAATCTCGTTATAAGCTACAGATATGTTGCTTGTACCTACAGGGTAAGCACTCGTACCAATTGTCATTCCACTAACATAGAAGCCGCCCGTTGCGCTGTTAATCGGAGTGTACAATCTACTATATAAAACATCTTCGCCAATGCCAAGTGTACTTAAATAGTCTACCAAAGCTGTACGGATTAAATCTTCACCGTCTGTGGGGAATGTGCTGTCAACAGAGATTGTCAATGAAATATAAATTGGCAAATCTGTTGGCCTATCAAATGATATATCGTGTAATATTCCTTGACTATCTGCTACACCTGTTGTCACTGTACCGTAGCTCAATATACCTGCTGGTTTGTTATCCCAAATAGCTTGAGCAATCTCTGTTGAGATACCGCCTAAAATAATAGGATAGAAGCTGTGTGCTGGAACAGGTGGTGATACGAAAGCCGTATCTGTTTCATTCTCATAAATAACAATCTGTTTAACACCATCTAGTTTTAACACAGAGGCATAAATGGCTTCGTATGTATTACTACCATCTTGGAATTTAGCTTGTAAGAAACGCAAACGTAATTCAGCATCAGTCTCAACCACTTTGCCCGCTATAGCCGCAAACGGATTAGTCACTGTATCCCAGCCGACTAAAGGCGATTGAATGGTTTCAACCGTGTTAGCATCCTGTAAATTAACACCTACTTCTGTACAAGTAGCCAGTGTTTGTTTCTTAGCTTTATTGATTGTAAATTGCGTTGCTACAAAGTCACAGGCATAATCTTGGTTAGCTACCTGCACTTGTAAATCAACACCAACCAACACAGCTTCAATATATGTTGCATGAGAGGTGTTGATAACCCCCATCAATCCGTTGACAATACTAGAAGTAGTAGCACTAACACCGCTAGTATAAGTAACAGTAACGGGATTAAGATTGCTGCCAAGAACTTTATAGGTAAAAGAATAAACCGTACTATTTGCCACAACTGTAGGCGTGATTTGGATTGCTGTTGCACCTGTTTCATTTAGAATTACATCCTCCTGAAACTCAAACACTTTGTTTGTATTAGCACTGCGAACATAGCTACCTGTCGGTATTGTTACACCATACGTCCCTTTACTAATTAAGAGTGCTTGTGAGGCTGTAGCAGTATTACGGATAACACCGCCTAACGCACAAAGCTCTTCTAACGAAACACCTGTAGCTTGGTTAATATCAAACGAGCTATACACTTGCTGACTTGTTTCCCAAAGCTCCGCTAAAGGTTCTGCAATAATCTTAATCCATCTTCCTAGTACACTATTATCTGTTGTATCTAAAACATCACCACTTGTTAAGAAGCCGCTAAACTCTGTGTTAGCACTTGCTTTAAGAGAGGAAATAATATCTGTTAATCGTTTAACGCTAAACCCTGTCGTGCTTAATCCTGCCATATCCCTCTCCGTTATTTATACCTATACACCAATTGAAGCAGTCAAAGTGGAATAGAAACCGTCAACGGTTCTCACTGTAAACTGAATTGTAATCTTTCTTGTTGTCTTATCGACTACGCTACTGTAAGCTGTAATCTGCAACACTTCTTGTTCTTTTAATATCTCAGCTTGAATGATTGCATCAACAGCAGCTTTAGACCTATTCTTACCAGCAATCTGATTGAAGTAGTCGATACCAATAGTTCCATCTAAGAACCACTCACCCTTAAATGTTTGCAATCTAATCTTCAAGCGTTGAGCCAAGTTTTCAGATGTTGTGGTGGTGAATGTTGGTGTTGTAATCGT